GCGTGACCCGGACCGTTGAAAGCGGCGGGACATTGGTGACGCTATGAGTACGTTAAAGGCAGATACTATTCAGAGTACAGGCGGCGGTGCGGCCACACTGACGAAGCAAAATGCTGCGAAGGTGTCTGGCAGTCTCAGCATGTCTGGAACAGCCGCAATATTTTCTGGAAGCCTGAACACCTCTAGTTTAACTGATAATGGCACAGGTGACGGAACTATAGCTTTTACAAATTCTTTTAGTAACACCACACATGCGTATCAATTTAATGGGAAATATGACGATGGTGCTTCTAATGACGATGTGCCAAATGTCGGACATTTTAGACAAGCAACTTCGGCATCTAACGTAAGGTTCATAGTTCAAATACCTGATGCCAGTAACAACGCAGTTGATGGCAACTCTGTTACATTTACAGTCTTTGGAGACCTCGCATGAGTGAAATAAAGACAAACAAAATCTCCAGCCTTGCGAGTAACAACGACATCACCATCGACCCGGATGGCACTGGCGATGTTGTAGTTGCGTCGGGTCATAATCTGGGTGTGGGGACGACATCACCAGCGGTTGAAACCCACATTCAAACATCAAGCGGAAACCCAGAGCTTCGAATAGAAAGCACTGGTGCCAACTATGTTACCATGAGTGTAAAAAACTCAAGCCGTCACTATTCTACACAAATTCGCACAGATCAGTCTAACGCCTATGTTGTCCGTGATGAAACTGGTGGTGCAAATAGGTTTTTGATTGATACCGGCGGTAAGGTAGGCATTGGCACTGCACCCTCCGCTCCCTTACATCTTGCAACGAGTGCAAGCGGCGATATCGCAATCATAAATACAAGCGCAAATAGTGGCACAGGATTGTTTATTAACAGCCAAACTGCTGATCAGATTGACTTGGTGGGCTACGATGGCAGTGCAGCTAATGATGTAAACATCAGGGCTGGTGGTGCGAGTGGTTCAGGAATAATAATTACTGCCAACGGGATAAACTCGGCGACGGTTGCCGGTAACCAGACGGTAAGTTCGGCAAACCTGTTTATATCAGGCGGCAACAACTTTCAAAAATCAACATCATCCCGTAGATACAAAACAGACATAACAGATGCTTCTCACGGTCTTTCTGACGTATTGAACTTGAGGTCTGTGACTTACAAGGGTGTTAATGATGGCGAAACCGTATTTGGTGGGTTAATTGCAGAAGAAGTCCACGACGCGGGTCTGACTGAATTTGTAAACTACAGTCAGGATGATGATGGCAATGATGTACCTGAAGGCGTCCACTATGGACACATGGCTGCTCTTGCCTTCAAGGCCATCCAAGAACTGAAAGCAGAACTTGACGCTGAAAAGACAAAAACTGCTGCCCTTGAGACCCGTGTTAAGACACTGGAGGCAGGTGAGTAATGGCATTCGGCACACTCAAAGCAGATACCCTGACGCACTCGACTGCGGGTTCGGTCACTACCGATAATGTTGTTGAAGGGGTTGGCAAGGTGCGGTCAAACTTTGACGGCACCACCAGCGGGATTACCGCGCGAGATAGTTTTAACGTGTCTAGCATCGGCGATACAAACACCGGCACCTACACAATCAATCACACAAACGCATTTTCTAACAATGATTACACTTGTGTGGTTATGGGACGGATGCAGAGAGGCACAAGCAACAGTGGTGCGGCAAACGGTATTGATTCATCAGATGGTGATTCAGCAGTTTTAACAACCAGCCACATAATAGCTTACATCAACGTTGCAACTACCGGCGATGCTGATGTCCCAATCGGTGGCTCTGTTGTATTTGGAGATATGGCATGACAGTGACCCCTAAGTTTCAAGGCACACATCTATGGGATAGGCTCTGCTGGGCAAAGGAAAACCTTGATGGTGTGCAGTCAGACTATCGTGTCGTGTATGAAGACAAGGTAGACGAGTGCGCCAAGATACTGGTGCCAGACCCCAACTGGATGGCTTGTGCGCTGCAAGGTGGGATATTGCCGCCGGTAGAAGTGTATTGGGAGCTTGCCAAGGACGAGGCCGAAGAGAGCTTCACCAAGCACACTCGTGGCTACCTGTTGCACAACACCAAGCCTGTCGATGCAATGACCGAAGAGCAGGCTATTGAGTATCTGATTATGAAAGACGTGCCGCAATCCGTGTGGCGTGACTATGATAGCGGCAATAAGCCCAAGATGTTAATATGTCGAAAGGAACAGCTTCCAGCGACTCGTGAGTGGCGCAATGCTTGGAAGATTAGTGAAGATCTAGCCACTGATGAAACTGTAGCCGCATAAGGAGCAACCTGATGGCAACAACATATATCGTAGACAAGGACGGTAACTCGATTGATGCGTCAACCGCTACCGTTCCATCTGACCGTCACTTCCGTGGTGCATGGTCGCTTTCTGGCAAAGTCATCTCCGAGGACATGACAGCAGCAAAAGTAATCTTCAAGGACAAGATTCGTGAGGTACGCGCGCCGTTGCTTGAGGCAGAGGATGTCGCATATATGAAAGCGGACGAAGCTGATGACGCATCTGCCAAGACTGCTTCTGTAAACAAGAAGAAGGCACTGCGTGATGCACCTGCCGCATCTGCAATTACTAACGCAGATACGATTGCAAAGCTAAAGGCAGCTTGGGATACGTCTGTGCTGGGCGACTCGCCCTACGCATAAGGAGGTAAGTCGTGCCACTGACACAAGTAATAGGCGCAGGTATCGGTGCCGGTAACACTGTTACTGGTGAAGGCAGCGCCACGACATCCTTGCAGCAGGGTCTGGCGAAGGCTTGGGGTCACTTTACTATGTCTAGTACAACTGCTCGTGACAGTTTTAACATAAGCAGTTTGACAGATGACAAGACGGGCATTTTCACAGCAGATTACACTAGCAATATGTCTAGCGTAAATTATTCACCCAGCACAGGCGGAACTCACAAAGATGCCGTGTCTGAAAATGGTTGGGTGCTTGCTGTTCAACACGGTGGAAGTGGTGCAGATGATATGACTACAGGTGAGTTGTCTTTATCAGCACATAATGCGTCATCTGCGCTGGTTGATACGGTACAGGCAACCTTTCAAGTATTTGGAGACCTCGCATAATGCCATACATAGGCAAATCTCCAGAGTTTGGCGTCCGCAACCGCTTCGTGTACCAAGCCACGGCGGGGCAAACGAGCTTCAGCGGATCTGACTCCGACTCCTTGGTGCTGTCCTACTCTGACAGCCTATACATGGATGTTTACCAGAACGGTGTGCTGCTGAAACCCGGTACGGACTACACAGCTACAACGGGTACTACTGTCGTGCTGGTCACGGCGGCGTCACTGAACGATGTCGTGGAGATGGTGGTCTACGATGTGTTCGCCGTTAACAACAGCTACACTAAGACCGAGGCAGATACACGTTATCCATTCAAGGGCAACAACAGCATCATCCGTTTGAACGGTCAGACGATCAGCGCAGACATCACGATTGACAGCGACGAGAACGGTGTTTCGGCAGGGCCGATTACGCAAAGTGCTACCGTCACTGTTAATGGATACTGGAGCATCGTATGACCAGCCAACTCAACGTAGATACCATTGTAGACAAGGCTGGCTCTGGTGGCACCAACATTAAGGTTGGTAACACTGCGACATATGTAGCTGATGGCGGTTCTGCTACGCAAAATCTTGTGCAGGGACTGGCGAAGGCGTGGAGCAAGTTGAATGGCACTGGAACCATCAGCTTGTATGACTCTTTTAATATTTCTTCCGTTACAGACAATGGCACTGGCGATTATACGCATACAATGACATCAGCGATGTCCAACGCCAACTACTCTCACGTTTTTACTGCTAGAACTTATTTTGCTGTGTTTAAAGATGGTCAGACACCAACTACAACCACCTACCGCATAAGTCACATTTTTAATAATGGGTCTGATGGTGCTTTTGGTTCGTCAGACGGAAACTATATCTCCGCAAATATCACAGGAGACCTCGCATAATGGCAAGCATACTCAAAGTAGATACAATCACAGGAGTAACCACGGCTGGGTCTATTGCGGTTACCGGCGAGGGAAACTCGACCACAACGAATTTGCAGCAGGGTCTGGCGAAGGGTTGGTGCCACGCTAATCAAGTTTCTGTAGGCATCACCGACAGCTTTAACGTATCCTCTATTACAGACTCAAGCACTGGGCTGCTTTATTACACACCAACAAACAACATGAATAATGCAGACTATGCTTCTTCTGTGATTGTGCGGCAATCCTCTAATGGTTCAACTTTTGCACAATCTTTGAATGACTTGCATACAACTAGCCGGTGGGCTTCTAGTTCTAAAAACAGTTCAAGTTCAGCTGTGGACAGTCAGCACAATAATATCGCAGTACACGGAGACCTCGCATAATGGCTAGTGAACTGCGAGTAAACACCCTGAAGGATGCCAGCGGGAATAACAGCGTGGCTACGTCGGTTGTTGCACAGGGTAGTGCGAAGGCTTGGACAAACATTGATGGTTCATCCGGCACACCCTCTGCTCAAGACAGTTTTAATCATGGCAGTATTACAGACAACGCCGCTGGTGATTATACCGTGTCATTTAGTTCGGCTTTTTCAAATGTAAACTATACTCATGTGGCTATGGCGGGTAATGCAGATACGGCCTTGAGGTCGCCTTGCCAACAAAAATCTATGACTGCACCAACAACAAGTGCGGCTCGTTATCAGATGAGTCCACAAAATGCAGCTAGTCCCGTCGATGTTGCGTTTTTTGGAGTTGCAAACTTGGGAGACCTCGCATGAGTAAGGCAGCAGAACTCGCCGCACTGATTGGTTCGCAGTCGGCGTTGTCGAACAGGAACCTGATTATCAACGGTGCGGCATCTGTAAATCAACGCGGGGACAGCACTGGCGTCACTGCTACAGGTTATCATGGTCCTGACCGGTTTCAGCTTTTGTACACTGATGCTGGAACTTGGTCTATTTCGCAGTCATCCACTGCGCCAGAAGGTTTTGCTAACTCCTACAAACTGGACTGCACTACGGCAAAATCATCACTCGCATCAGACAGCCGTCTCTTTGTGCAAACAAAGTTTGAGGGTCAGGATTTACAGCATCTGAAAAAAGGAACCAGCAATGCGGTAAGCACCACGCTGTCATTTTTTGTAAGGTCTAACAAGACTGGCACTTATCAAGTCAATCTTGAGGATAACGACAACACCCGCATCATTGGCGCAACATATACAATTTCTTCTGCGAATACTTTTGAGCATAAAACGATTACGTTTGCTGGCGACACTAGTGGCGCACTTACCGATGATAACGGTGACAGCCTTTCTATCATGTGGGCTTTGGTGGCTGGCACAGACAACTCGTCTGGCGCAGTGCCGACAGCATGGGAAGCAAAATCAAACACCGACAGAGGTGCGGGGCTAAATGTCAACCTAGCAGATAGTACAGATAATGAATGGTACATCACCGGCGTCCAGCTTGAGGTAGGCGAACAGGCCACGCCGTTCGAGCATCGGTCATTTGGTGATGAGTTGGCTAGGTGTCAGAGGTATTTTGAAAGATTTAAGCGTTCTTATTCAGAGATGGGTCAAAGTAGTTCTGCGGATGCAACTTTGTGGGCAGGATGCTCTAGAAGTGGTAACAGCGGCAACAATCAGGGTGTGATGAGATATACACGGAAAAGAAACAACCCTACACTTTCTGTGTCTAGTGCCACCCATATCAACGGTATTTTCCCGATTAGTCCTTTTAATACCACGCTATCTGGGTTTGATATCAGCGGCAATGCCGGTATTGATAGTGCGTTTATAAACGCAACAAATAACGCAAGCAGCGCACCAGGCTCTGACTGTGCCTCTTTTGTGTATATACCTAATGACAGCGGTTACTTGGATGTAGATGCGGAGTTGTAAATGAATATTACTAATGCACAGTACGTTTTGCCCATCGACGGTGACACAAATAATAAAAGCATCAAGGCCACTGTCGATGGTGTTGAGTTGCATATTCCTGTCGCCACTGGCAACCGCCACTACGACGAAATCATGCGTCAGGTCGCAGCCGGTGACCTGACCATT